ACACTGAAGTTCCAATGATGGAAGACGTTAAAGACTGGAAGAAGAAACTAACACCAGAAGAGAAAGTCTTTTTGACTAACATCTTCCGTTTCTTCACTCAAGGTGATATTGACGTGGCAGGTGGTTATGTGAAGAACTATCTTCCATACTTCCCGCAACCAGAGATCCGTATGATGTTGTTGGGTTTCGCAGCACGTGAAGGTTTACATATCGCTGCATATAGTCACTTGATTGAAACATTGGGATTGCCTGAGTCCACTTACAATCAGTTTCTTGAATATCAGGAAATGAAAGATAAGCACGATTATGTTACCGAACTCAGTTCGAAGAATGGTACGCTCGAATCTACAGCAACACACATCGCTGTATTCTCTGCTTTTACCGAGGGTATGCAGTTGTTTAGTTCTTTTATTATGCTTCTCAATTTTCCTCGTCATGGTTTGATGAAGGGAATGGGGCAGATCGTTACTTGGTCTATCGTTGATGAGACGATGCATGCTGAGTCAATGATTAAGTTGTTCAAAGAGTTTGTCAAAGAGAATCCTGAAATCTGGAATGATTCTCTGAAGGGTAAGATCTATTCTATCGCTGAGAAGATGGTAGAGTTGGAAGATAAGTTTATTGATTTGTCATTCGCAGGTGCAGACATGAGAGATCTATCTGCAGCAGACGTTAAACAATATATCCGTTACATTGCGGATCGTCGTTTAATTTCGCTTGGTATGAAAGGCATTTTCAAAGTTAAAAAGAATCCATTACCATGGGTTGAAGAAATGATCAATGCACCTGTGCATGGAAACTTCTTTGAAAATAGAGTTACTGACTATGCAAAGGGTGCATTGTCAGGTTCATGGGATGACGTATGGGGAAAAGCATAAAATGGTAACGAAACACTACGAATGTAATGCATGTGGTGCCGAAGGTAAAATCACCGTAAAGGGTGACGACCACAATCTATCTGATATTGTTTACTGTCCAGTTTGTTCAGCAGACATTTATGAAGAAGAGGATCTTGACGAGGATGAATAAATAGTTCACTTATGTGGACTTATCAAAACATCATCGTTGAATCCTTACCTGAAGACTGTGTCGGGTTTGTATATGAAATTACAAACCTGACCAGCAAGCGTAAATATATTGGCAAGAAACTTGCCAAGTTCTCAAAGACGACTACTAAGACAGTCACCTTAAAGAATGGCACCAAAAAGAAAAAGAAGATCAAGTCGAAGATTGACTCTGATTGGATGGATTATTATGGATCAAGCATTGAATTAAACAAAGATGTAGAAACACTTGGTAAAGATAACTTTACTAGGGAGATTCTTTTCTATTGTAAATCAAAGGCTGAATGCTCATACATTGAAGCACGTGAGCAGTTTGCAAGAAAGGTATTGGAATCTGACGACTATTACAATGGACAAATATCCGTAAGAGTTCACGGTTCTCATATTAAAAACAAACTATGACAAAACTACTATTCATTACAGCACTGGCTTTATCGGCTTGTGCAGCCTACTACTCGATCATGGGTCTGGTAGCGATTTTTGCTGCAGCTGTTATTCCTATTTTAATTATGGGATCTCTTCTGGAAGCCTCTAAGCTAGTTGTAGCTTCGTGGCTCTATCGTTCATGGAAAGAGATTCCCCTGTTGATGAAGACATACTTCACAACAGCGTTGTTAGTTCTGATGATGCTTACCTCAATGGGCATTTTCGGGTACTTGTCGAAGGCACACTTAGATCAAGCCGTACCTTCTGGTGATGTAGCTGCTAAATTATCTCTCATTGACGAAAAGATTAAAACAGAAAAGGAAAACCTAAATGCAAATCGTAAAGAACTTAATCAACTGGATGTTCAAGTCGACCAAACCATCAGTAGAACCACAGACGCCAACGGAGCAGATCGTGCCATTTCCATTAGACGAGGACAGCAAAAAGACCGTGCAAGAATCCTCAACGAAATCGGTCAAACGCAAGCCAAGATCGCCAAACTCAACGAAGAAAGAGCGCCCATCGCCAGCGAAGTCCGCAAAGTCGAAGCCGAAGTTGGACCAATAAAATACATCGCAGCAATTCTTTACGGTGACAATCCAGACGCTGACTTATTAGAGAAGGCAGTCCGTATTGTCATCATGATGATTGTTGCTGTATTTGATCCACTGGCAGTTTTATTATTGATCGCAGCAAGTTGGAATTCTAAAAAAGAGAATGAGGACAAAGGTCTTGAGGTCTTTGCTGGTAATCCAGAGATAGTGATTACTCCACCAGAGCCAGAGCCAGTACATGTTCCAGAACCTCTCCCAGAGGAATCGAAAAATATCATCAAAGACTTCTTTCGCAAGGTTAAAGAACCAACGATAGAAGTACACGAACACGCTAATACTAAACACCTAATCGGTCTTGAGGATGATGTGATTACAGACGATCAGATTCAGATCGAACATTTCCCAGAGAAGCCAGCGAGAATGCCCCTTAGATGATTAAAGTATATAATGTATTCAGTGAAGATGAAATAAAACAAATAGAACAAAAGTTCACTGATAATTTTCCTTGGTATCTTTCCACGGCAGATGATCACGCTACAGTGACCAAAGACGTTCGTGCGCAATTCACTGATGATAATACAGTTGAAAGTACGCAGCTAACCAACTTCATGTTCATTAATGGTGCAGGCAACTCTCCGCATTATGCTCTTGGTGCTGAAATATTACAACAGTTCTGTATAAGAACTAATACCCCAATCAGTAAACTTATCCGCATCAAAGCTAATTTACAGCTAAGACAGGATAGAACTGAAGACCAATACAACACAATGCATGTTGATGGTTATGAACCACACATGGTCATGATTTACTACGTGAATCAATCAGATGGCCAAACGATTCTATTCAATAAGAATAGAGAGATTGAGCATAGAATCTCTCCTAGGGCTGGCATGTGTCTACTATTCCCTGGACATATACTTCATGCTGGTCAACCTCCCAAAACCTCCCAAAAACGTATAATAGTCAATTTCAACTTCTTGCAAACCTAAATATGTTGTAAGTATTTACAGCAACATAGGCTTGGGTGAAGTGACATGGATCCACTAACACTTTTTATGTTGGCCAATTCCGCTGTCGCAGCGGTAAAGCAGGGATGTAAACTCTATAAAGACATTAAGAGTGCTGCAGGTGAGGTCAAAGACGTTCTCAAAGATCTTGATGAACAGTTCCATAAATTACATCCACCAGAAAAGCCTGCCACGGTAGAGCAGAAAAATCAACACATTCGTGAAAAGAACGAAGTCATTGAGCTAAACAAGAAAGCCAATGCTGGCGACCACGATGGTATCTACCGTGAAATTGGTGAGCATCTGGGTACTTACTACGATAACTTCTATAAGTGCTTGGCTATTATGGAAGAAGAAGAACGTCGTGCTGAGAACGAAGTTTATACTGGAGAAGCTTCTCTTGGTAAACGTGCCCTACAACGTGTTCTGATGCGAAAGCAGTTAGAGCAGATGTCTGTGGAGTTGCGTGAACTCATGGTATATCAATCACCACCTGAACTTGGTGCTCTCTATACTGAAGTAGAAGCAATGATGAAACATATGGGACAAACCCAGCGTGTACTTATCGCCAAGTCAATGCGTGATCAAGAACGTAATAATAAAATAAAAAAACGTAGAATGGAAAAGCTACGTGCTGAAATTGCTATTGGCATTTGTGGTTTGATCTTGGCAGCTTTTATTGGCTTAACATTTGTATATGTTATAGATGATCGAATTAAAAAGTATCCACATCTGGGTAACGATTGGATACCAAAAACAGAAGAGCAGCGAAGAATAGAAGCTGCGCCGAAGGTATGGACAGGAAGATAAAATGTCTCTTAAAAAAGATTGGGATTCCCTGATGGAGTATAGCCTCGCTCTAGCAGCTGGGTTAGTTATGACTCTGGGTGCTGTCGCTTTGTTAATGGTAGTTGGAATAACCGTAGTAGTAACTAAGGTTTTAATTTTTATCAAATAAATATAAAGGAATAAAGACGGCACAAGAAGAAACCGCAAAGGGTGCATTCGTCGAGAAGTTACTCTTTGCATTGTTACCTTTACTAATGGCAGGTGTTGGATACTTACTAAGTTCAGTATCTACACTAAGTCATCAAGTAACAGTTTTAGAAAGTAAAGTGAGTTTAGTTGTAACTAGCGATAACAAACAAGCATCAAATACTGGTGCTGAATTGGCTCGTGAAAAGTTACGTCAAGATTTGACAGAAGCGGTTCAAAGAAATCGTGATAGCATCCAAGCTAATAAAGAAATGATCACTCTTCATGAAGAAAAAATAAAGCGTTTAGAAGGAAAGAAGTAATATGGCAGTAGAAGAAGTAAAGAAAGTCCCAACACGTAGCGAACGTGAGGCAGCGATTAAAGATAAAGCAGGTTTAGTTATTGTTGTTATGGCTTTGTTCCTAGCACTTAACACTTATTATTCAAATACATTCAGTGGTCAAGCGATGACTAACTTGATCGAAGCGAGTGATACATACAACTTCTTCCAAGCTAAGTCTATCAAGCAGTCGATTGCTGAAGGTCAACTCGAAGAAGCAAAAGATCCAAAGCGTAAAGCTGAATTGAAAGCAAAGATCGATCGTTATGAATCTGATCCTGTGAAGAAGGAAGGTAAGAAAGAACTTCTTGCAAAGGCTCAGGCTCATAAAGATGCACGCGACGAAGCAAAGAAACATAGCCCATGGTTATCTTTCTCAGGAATGCTTTTCCAACTTGCAATTGTTCTATTATCAGCTTCAATTATTGCAGTTGATATGCGTATGTATTGGGGTTCATGGGGTGTTGGTGTTCTTGCTGCGATTCTAATGTCGCAGGGTATTTGGCTCTGGATTCCAGGTATTTAAGCAATCGTTGTTTTTACGCAACTAAGACCCTGCTTCTGGCAGGGTTTTTCACATGCAACTTTACAAATATTTGACAAAGGGGTATAATAACAGTGTTAGGGTTGATTAAGGATATGTAATGATTAGATTTATTGAAAATGTGAGTAAGAGCGATGTGTTCAATGGACACCACTATGATGCTGGTGATAACTCCATGCTCATTCGTATTCAAGATCCAGCCACTGAGTTTGGTGCAATCAAAAGAACCTTTAAAGAGGTTTATGAGTTCGAGTTCCTTGACGCTGAAGACAGCGATGGGTTTCCTGATGAGTGCAAAATCCAAGATGAGCAAGCAGAAGAAATCGTTCGTCTGTTGCAACGTGCCTTGGATAATCGCATGAATGTAGTTGTGCATTGTCACGCTGGTATCTGTCGTTCAGGTGCTGTGGTTGAAGTTGCAACGATGATGGGGTTTACTCCAAGCGATCGTTTCCGTCAGCCTAACTTGCGAGTGAAGCACAAGATGATGAAGGTGTTGGGCTTGACTTATGATAGTGACGAAAAGCATTCGTCCACTGGTGGTTATATTAGTAATGATGGCATTTGGTTGCCGAACAATTTTGGAGTTTGATTATGCGTAAACTAGCTACTATCCGTCGTATTGACGAACTGAATCCAATCGAAGGTGCAGATAAAATTGAAGTTGCTGTTATCGGTGGTTGGAAAGTCGTCGCACAAAAAGGTCTCTACCAAGTTGGCGACCTCGCTGTGTACTTTGAAATCGATTCTTGGATTCCGACCGAGATTGCTCCGTTCTTGTCTAAAGGCAAAGAGCCTCGTGAGTTTGAAGGTGTTAAGGGCGAACGTCTGAAGACTATCAAGCTGCGTGGTCAGTTGTCTCAAGGTCTGCTGATGCCTGTCCATAATGATAAGACTGGCACATATCTGATGATCTATACGGACGAAACAGGTGAGTATTCTTTGACTGTTGCTGAAGGCGATGATGTGACTGAAGTGCTTGGCATCAAGAAGTGGGAAAAGCCCATGAACGCTCAGCTTGCTGGTGTATGTCGTGGCAACTTCCCTTCTCTGATTCCAAAGACTGATCAAGAGCGTTGCCAGAACTTGAAGAAAGAAATTGCTGCAGCTGGTGCTTCTCACTTTGAAATCACTGAGAAACTTGAAGGCTCTTCGATGACTGTGTACCAACTCAAAGGTGAGTTTGGTGTTTGCTCTCGCAACATGGATCTGAAAGAAACCAAAGGTAACTCTTTCTGGGCTACTGCTCGCAAGGATGGTATCCAAGAAAAGATGTCTGCTGTTGATGAGTATTGGGACTTCGCTATCCAAGGTGAATTGGTTGGTCCAGGGATTCAAGGTAACATCTATGGTTTGACTCAAACTGAGTTCTACGTGTTTGATGTTTACGATATCATGGCAGGTGAATATTTGGATCCACAGGCTCGTCGTGACTTGATTGAGCGTATGGGACTGAAGCATACTCCAGTTCTTGCATACACTGCAAACTTGTACGACACTCTGGGTATTTCTGACATTGATGGTATTCTTGCATTTGCTGAAGGTAAATCTCAGCTAAATAAGAACACCGAACGTGAAGGTATCGTATTTAAACAAACAGGTGGTGGCATGACTTTCAAAGCCATCTCCAACAAATATCTATTAAAGGAATAATGTGAAAGCAGATAAGAATTTCAGATTGAGTAAACAGTCCAAACGCTTCATGGCAACTATTGTTGACAAAGAGGCTCGTGGTGTGTTTAAACGTGCAATGATCCAAGCTGAGTTAGCTGAGGCTCATGCGAAGATTGCAAGAAGCAAAGAAAAAGAAAAGAATTGACATTAAAATGAAAGTCCAGTATAATTATCTTAAGCCACGTGATTATGTCGCCAAGGATTTGAGAACACCAAAATACAAAATGCGTGTTGTTGAATCTAAAGTTACATACACACGTAAAGCCAAACACAAGAAAGGTGATTATGCTGAACTTTGAAACTGAACTCTCTCGTGCCGATGGATTGTATAAGTCTATCGTTATGAAAGAACACAAGTATGATTTGAT